CTTTAGGTTATCGAATCACAAAACAGAAGGAATCAGCCATGAACGCACTAGACCAGCAATTCCACCACGCCCAAAACCTCCTGCGAGGCAACACCCTGTCACGCCAGCCAGCAAGCCAGACCACCGCAGCGCCGATCTTTTACGAGCTGGCACCGGGTGACGGCGCGATGTACGAGCTGCCGACTTATATCCGCAATCGGATTTCACAGTTTGACTTCGACAACCGGTGCAGGGTTGCGGCTTACACAGATCGCGTTCGGATGATGATTAGGAGTGCAGCATGAGCAATTACAAAGCAATCAACGCGGAAATTCTGGCAATCAGCATTCTGACAATGGAAGCGAGCCAGCAAGGCGCAGCGGTCTGCTTCTGCGACTACGCAGGCCACACGCAGGAATTGAGCGTTCGCATTTATCCGCCGCTGTCTTCATGGCTTGCCGACTCAATGCCAGAGGCAATCTATTCAGACAGCGTTTATTTAGACCGCGCCGAATCGCTGAACTCAATCCGTTACGTCCGGGTGAAAGTTACGCAGGCGATTGATTCGGCGCGGGAAGGGAAAAGGGAGAGGGCAGCATGAAATCACATATGCAACGCCAGCGCGAAGAAGACGACGCGGCAGAGATTGAAAAGTTAGCGGCAAAGCTAAAAATCGAACTGAAAGCTGATCTGACAATTGACAGCCACTTTGAAGTTACGGGCGGCGCTGAAGAAAAGGTTATCGACCGCTGGAACGTGGTTGACGCAATGCGCGACCTGGATGATGACGCCTTTTTGTGGGCTGTGATAACGCAAGACAAGGCCATTCTGAAAGACCTGAAGGCGCGGGCGATTAAGAAGATTGTCGCGGATACGGACTTGATGAGAATGGCGGCATGGGAATTTAAACAGACTGAGGTGGCGGCATGAGCCAGGTAGCAGTAATTCAGCAGTTCCAACAAGAAATGCAAAATCAGAGCGCCGAGCTTGCAGCGATTCTTCCAGATCACCTGTCGGTCGAGCGGTTTACGAAGACCGCCATGATGGCAATACAGAACAACCCTGAGCTGCTTAATGCAGATCGCCAGAGCTTGTTCAACAGCCTCGCCCGGTGCGCTGGTGACGGCCTTGTGCCGGATAACCGAGAGGCGGCATTAATTGAGTTCAAGGCGAATCTTGGCACAAAAGACGCGCCGAACTGGGGAAAGAAAATCCAGTATATGCCAATGGTTGACGGTGTACTCAAACGCGCTCGGCAGTCAGGCGAGGTGTCGCTTATAACGGCCCGCGCTGTCTACCAGAACGATAAGTTTGATTACTGGGTGGATGAGCATGGCGAGCACATCAATCACCGCCCTCTGTTCACTGGGGAGCGTGGCCCGATGATTCTGGTGTACGCCATGGCAAAAATGAAAACAGGTGATGTGGCTATCGAGCCTATGACCATGGAAGACATTGAGCGGGTGAAAGCGTCCAGCAAAACAAGCAGCTTTGGCCCCTGGAAAGATTGGTTTGACCGCATGGCCCTGAAATCTGCCCTGCACCGCCTGGCTCGTCGGCTGCCGAACAGCAGCGAAATCATGGAAATGCTGAGCAACGACAACTGGATGTATGAAATGAACAGCAAAAAAGAGCGGGATGTGTCGCCGGCAGCGTCAGCGCGACCAACCCTTGACCACTACCCGGCTGAATCGTTCGGCAAGAACTTCGAGAAGTGGCAAGCGATTGTTGAGAGCGGCAAGAAGTCGGCCGGCGATATTGTGGCGATGCTGGAAAGCAAAGCCGTTCTGAGTGATGAACAGCGCGAACAGATTCTGGCGCTGGAAGCGGGAGAATTGGCATGAAACTACAGCAGGGAAAGATCGTTAACATTCAGCAAGGCTCCGACGAGTGGAGCGAACTTCGGGCCAAGCGGTTTACAGCCAGCGAAGCCGCTGCAGCCATGGGCCAGCATAAATACATGAGCCGCAACGATCTGCTAAGGCAAAAGGCTACCGGCCTGGTGCCGGAAGTCTCGGCGCACCAGCAGCGCATATTTGATGATGGACATCGTGCTGAGGCAAGCGCCAGGCCGCTAGTTGAAGCCATTATTCAGGATGATCTATATCCGGTTGTGCTGGATGACGAGGACGGTGGATTCTTGGCCTCCATGGATGGACTCTCTATGGATGGTTCCATCGGTTTTGAACATAAGTGGCTATCCGCTGACCTGTCTTCACAGATCGACGCCGGCAAGTTGGATGAACACTATCTGATCCAGCTAGATCAGCAGTTTGCGCTATCAGGTGCCGAGAAGATTATTTTTGTCGGATCGGATGGCACACAAGAAAACTTTAAACACCTATGGATTGAGCGCGACGAATCCCGCTTTGCCGCTGTAGAGGCTGGCTGGGAGCAATTCGCAAAAGACCTGGCCGAGTACATACCGGCAGCACCGGAAGCGCCCAAAGCCGAAGGCAAGGCCCCTGAATCACTCCCTGCCCTGGTTGTTCGTGCCAGCGGCATGGTTGAAGCATCCAACTTGAAAGAGTTCGAAGCCATTGCCCGCGCTACTCTGGCCGGCATTAATACAGACCTGCAAACCGATAACGACTTTGCGGACGCTGAGAAGGCCGTGAAGTTCTGCGCCGACGTTGAAAAGCGTTTGGACGGTGCGCGTGAAAACGTCCTTGGCCAGATGAAAACCGTTGATGAAGTGGTGCGCTCGATTGATGCGATTAAGGAAGAGACTCGCCAGATTCGTTTGAAGCTGGGCAAGGCGGTTAAGGATCAGAAGGAATCGCGGAAGCTGGAAATCCTGAACACTTCCCGCCAGGCATTCAGCGACTTCACTCACAAGCTGAGCGTTTCGAAGTACATGCCTGCCATTAACGCAGACTTTGCTGGCGCCATGAAAGGCAAGAAGACGATCAGCAGTCTGCAATCGGCCTGTGATGACGAAATGGCCCGCGCCAAGATTGAAGCGAACGAGATTGCTGGCGTTATATCGATTAATCGGGATTACATCAACGAAGCCGCGGCAGGTTATCGCTTTCTGTTTAACGACTTTGGCCAGCTGTGCCAGAAGCCGGCAGATGACTTTGCGGCCATTGTGAAGTCACGCATCGCGGACCACAAGCAAGCCGAACACGACCGCTTGGAGGCCGAGCGAGCCAAGATCCGGGCAGAGGAAGAGGCGAAGGCGCGGCGTGAGGCTGAGGCGACTGCACAGAAAGAAGCGGCGGAGCGCCAGCGGGTAGCGGATCAACAGCGCCTTGCTGAACAGGCTGCGGAAGTGGTTCAGCAGCCGGCACCGGTGGCACAAAAAGCGGTTCAAGAGGAATTGGCTCAGCCAAAGGTGGCACAAGCTAAGCCACAGAATATGGCGCGGCCACGGCCAACGGCCAGCGAAATGGCAGCGGTCATTGCTGAATGTTACGGCGTATCGCAGCCAACTGCGCTCACTTGGATTCTGGAAGCTAAAGAAAAGGCGGCCGCATGAGCATCGAGCAAGATTTGGTACTCCGTGAATACTGGATTGGATACCTGCGCGAACGCTCGCTGGAAGTCCTGGGCGAGCGATTCCACATCACCCCATGCGCTATATGGTACGTCGAAAAAAGCGGCGACAGCGGCATCAAGAGCGTCAGGAACACTGAGATCAGGCAGCTGCGGGCGCAATACCGGGCAGCCAGGCGCAATCAGATGCCGAAGTTCCACATTAAGGCGATTGCCAAGCGCAATGGTGTGTGTGAGGCGACCGTTACCCGGCGACGGATGGCGGCGATTGAAGCTAAAGCGCAAGCGGTTTATGACCGGAGGATTGCAGCATGAGCTTTTTGCAAGAGGCAAACGCGGCCTACATCGACGAAGGCCCAAAAATTGACCACATGGCGCTGCCGATTGATCAGCGCCCAGATCCTGAAATTCTGCTGGACCGTTTTTTCATCCCGGCTCACGGCGAGCAATCGTGGGACCATTTAACGAGCTGCTGGATTCCTTTTATCCAGACCGGTCCCCGGGAGCGAAAACTCTGGAGCAAGCGCAGGGTAGCGAAGGCGATTGACGCCCTGGTTGTCGCCGGACTGATTGCTGATATTGATGGTAGCGATTGCAAGTGGCGTCTGACTGCGGAAGCACGGAATAATTTTGACCGGAACGGGAGAATTTCAGCATGAGAGCAGAACTCACAAGAGCGCAGCGTGATGTTGTCGTTGAGCGCTACCGCCGCGGCCACGCGATCTTGCAGCAAATCAAGTTGCTGTCAGATGCACGGCTTGGAAAGGCTCACGGCATCAGCGCGTCGTCAGTGCGCAGGATCGCAGCCAGGGGCTTCAAGTACGCGAAGTGCACCCGGGCCTATCAAGACGTGCCGATTGAGGTGATCGATGCGCTGTGTGCCAGCATCAAAGAGCGGGCCAGGCTGCAAAAGTTGTACGACCTGGACAGCCTTGAAGCGATTGCGGCGGATCTGGGCACGACTGAGAAGCACGTTTTTTCGATAGCGCACTATGCGGGCAGGAAAGAGCCGAAAGTTAAAACGCTGGGTTTTCTGTTTATGCCGGCGATTAACCCGGGTGTCAGTCTCGGTTACTACGGTCACGGATAAGGGGGATGTGATGAGCGATATTAGAGCAGAGTTTGAAGCGTTTATTATTTTGCCGCCACACGAAAAAGAAATTTCTAGGTTCCCGGAAGATGGATCTTCGGCGTGGCCGGGTAGCTATAAAAACCTAATCGTTGAC